GGATGCCTAGAGGGCACCTGTTGCAGGTTTGGATTACTGGAAGAAAATCGCCCCGAAACAGTCCCTCCTTCATCTGATCGCAGCTGGTTAAACTGGCAGTGGATTCGACCGTCATGCTGATGATTAAGAATTGTATCAACGAAGGTCGTATTAGCCTTATTGTATTCGCGTATCTCCAAGATTTTCCGCGCAATAGGATGTTCATGGGTCTTCAAGAAATGTTTGGTGAAACTGGGAGCATCCGATTTTTCAGTTCGTTCGTAGCTTAATCCCAAACTATCAAACACCGTAGCCAGACTTCTGGCATTCCAAGGCTCCAGATGAACATTGGATTCTTTGTGGACCTCCCCAAGAAGCTTGTTTTCCTTGTCCGTCAGAAGTTTTTTTGTTTGTTCAGCCTTGGACACGTCAACCCGAACACCCCGGCGCTTCATCTCAAACACCATAGGAAGCAGAGACAACTCCAGATCAAGAATCTTCTCGCAGTCTTCCTCCATCAATTTCTTGTGCAGAACATGCCACAAGCTAAGTGTGAGGGTCGCGTCCTTCTCCGCGTAGGCAGCAACCCTGTCTGCCGGCAGCTTCCACATCTCTGCCTTGGGATCTACACCATGCTGACCCGCCGCCCTTCGTAAGTCCTCCTCCGCCTTACGCTCACCAAGATAAGTGGCGCCCAAGGCATTCAAGGAATAACTGAAACGGTTTTCATCCACCAACGGTGCAGCGACCATGGTATCGAGTATCTTACCCTTGACCTCGACACCCTCGCTCAAGAGCCACCCTAGATCGTACTGCGCGTTGTGAAATACCACAGACATTCCGTGGTTTAATTGGTCTTGGAGCCACCTGAGTACAAGATCCTTTGCCATGTTCCCACCCCCTTCGTGAGCAATCGGCAGATAGGCGCTCCACTCAGAGGCGGCAACAGAAATCCCTATAAGGTTTCCATCGTTTCTAACCCACCCTGGCCCCAAGTCTCTCAGGTGAGGATCCCGTGTCTCAGTGTCTATGGCGATAATTTTCTCGCCGGACAAGTCTGGCAGATGTTCCGGAGGGAACCAGACAGGCTCGTCAAACAGGTCCTCACGCATTTTTGTCTTCCATCATTGCTGACCACAAGGCTACGTATGCGGAAGCGTCAATACCGTTATCTGGCTTGACTTGGCCCATTTCGTTCCTTGCTACTTTTAATAACGCCATGCAAAGAGCAACGTCTGCCGGTTTAATCTCAACTTTCAAATATGCACTCCAGAGGTCTGCCGCCCTTTGATGCATGATGGTGTAGTCGCCATATTGTTTGGCGCGATCTCCACTTACTAGTGACGCTGCTGTTTTTAAAATCTCGTCTGGTTTCATAAGTCGTAGAACCGATTCGTCTCAGGTAGCATTATATGCAACGCCTTCTTGGTTCTGGTGACAGCAACGTAATAGACCCTGTGTTCAGTCGCCGGATTCTTTTGATATTCCTTATGAGCCGCATAAGACAGGTCCGGAATGACCAAAACGTTGTCGGCCTCCCCACCCTTCATTGAGTGTATAGTACTAACCTTTATTCGAGGATTACGCACGTTATCTTTGCGCTTCAAAGCATTCAAAACGTAGTTCTTGGTATCCAGATCAATCTTGCCCAAGGCCCGATGCCACCGCACAGAACCATCCACCAGAAGCCCCATATTGTCTCTGGCCTCCGACATGCTGATCATAGCATCCGAATCCAAACCTAAAAGGGCCTTGGAACGCGGCCCATGGCCCCGTGAGTAGCCTTTATCGACTTCTAGGAATGCGTAGACGTTTCTTATCTTGGTGGGCGTCAGCGGCTCTCCCTTGGCCCATTCCTCCCAATCGTGAAGTGCTTCGTATGTTTTAACCGGAATGCTGGGGTGACCGTTGCGGCTATAGACCCACCCTTCCGCACGAAGAGCCTGAGCATATTGAGACGCAATGCGGTTCGTTCGCGCCATAACGCACCACTCGCCCTCATGAAACGGTACATCCCAAATGCTCTGGTGAACGTGGACGCTGCCTTCTTCATCCTTGGGGCGACAAGTCTTCGGCGCTCTGCCCTCAATCCGACAGACGATGTTCTGGGCCTCTTGCCAAACTGAACGAGGAACCCTGTACGACTGCTCAAGAACCGTCTTTTTCTCTGTCGCGTTTAGAAACGCCCCGACATCCGCACCCTGGAATCCCATGATGGCTTGATCGTCATCGCCCGTGAACACTTGTATGCGGGGTTTCTTCCTCAGTACATCGACCATGGACCACTGAAGGGTAGACAGATCCTGCGCCTCGTCCACAAACAGGGCGTCTATGTTTGGCCCGTCGTCTGATTTAACAAAATTCGCAATCATGTCCGTGAAGTCTATTTTGTTGCGAACCTTTTTGTAGTCGTTGTAGGCCGCTACAAGACGTTTGAGTTCTGGCCAATCAACCTGATAATCACCCAACTGTCGGTGCATCTCCTCGAGGCTTAGTCCCTTGCTCCGCGACAGGTGATACTGGCTCATGTAGAAGTCGCCCTTGGCTACCCCGACCGTGTCAAAGTCTGTCTCAATATCGGTCTTGCCCTTGCTGCCAAACGGTATCCCAACAGCATTACCGATTTCGATCATCTCCTTGGGTCCAATAACTTCATCGGAGCTATACCCCCCAGCCCGGAAGGCCATGGAATGCAACGTTTGAAAGTAGGGCATGTCTCGTTCGTCAATTCCCCAATCCTTGCACACGCGATCTCGGCTTTCCTTCGCAGCCTTACGCGTAAACGACACGCAGGCGATCCGGTCAGGCGCTATGCCTTGCTCAATGCAATCCCTGATCTTGTTGGAGTTGGTCTGGGTCTTGCCAGTGCCGGGCGGCCCAAGGATGGTTTCATGCTGATCTGTCAAAACGGCGCCTCCACAACCATATAGCCGCAGCTATGGTCATCCAAAGCTTACCCACAACCTGACCCGACAAATAGTCGAGCGACCCAAAAGCAATGTAAAGAAACACTAAACTGTCTACGAAAGCGCCGACAACACCGCTTGCCATCACTGCCAAAACCAATCTACGACGCCGCAAAGGCGTGTAAACGGCCATGTCCGCAAGTTCCGACAGCAAAAAAGCTAAACCACTCGCCACAACCAAAGGCGTGGGAGCAACAAAAGCCGACAGAGCCGCACCTACCAAAATAGCAGCGGCTGCGACAACCGGACCAAAATACTCATGAACAGCGTCCCTTAAAACTAGCGCAATACCCACAAGAAGAACGCCCGAAGGAGCCATCAACCCTGGTGCCACGGGAATTAAACATGGGCCTTTTGGAACGCAGATGACGCCAACATTACCAATCATCCAGTTTGCAACAGGAATGGTCGCGAGAAAAAGTCCTAAACAAATAAATTTCTTCATTTAAAAAGCTCCATTTCTTGTGGCCTGGGTGTCCAAAAAAGAGGGTTTTGAATCGAATCTATTCTCCGGGACATCCGTTCTGGACAAATGTTTGAATCTTTATAATTTCGAGCAACATTTGCGCTATCCGCAGACGCAAAAGGCCAGCGGTCTCCGCACAAAGCAAGTCCTCGCAACATATGAACCCAAGGCAAAGGACCGCGCTTTTCGAGCCAATTAAAAGCTTCGTCGGCTCTCCGCTCCCATGTCTGGCTTCCAACCTGCCAATATTTCCCGCTTGAGCCAAAACACAACTTAGAAAACCCAAGATCAAGAAGTTGACCTATCTGATCAAGAGGCTCGTCTAAGTGCCAGACTACCGCAGCGCAATCCCGACGATGTGGCCAACCCTTCGCAAGCGAAAGATTATCTAAAGAGGTTCCATCAATCGCATCAGGGACCACGGCCCAATGCGGGTGTCCCAAGTGCGGTTCAAGCCATTTGTAATACCCGTCCCAATCGGGTTGTTTTCCTTGTGTAAAGTATGTGAAAGCACCGTTATCCCACATGACGGACTGTGCGTTGGACAAACAAAAACCCGAATCTCTAGGTTCCACATAACTCACGCAAAAGTTTTTCCCCGACAACTTCAATAACTCGCTGCGCGGAGTTAATGGGGTTCCGTGGTAATGTATCAAAACGGTGGATCCTCTGGTTCAAACGTAACCTCTGGCAGGTCAACCTCACCGCGATGCATCTCCGGTACACACCAGACACGCACAGACTTCCAGTTATCATCGTTATCTTGGAAGCGATAAGTCTTGTCTGACTCCGCTCCATTGTTCATCTCTTTTAAACGTTCGGTGATCTGCCCACGGGTGTATAACGTAAAGTTATTGCGCTTTAAAAAATCCTGTAGAGAACTTAACTTGAAATGCGTCAGGCCGTCCTCGGTCCAAGGCTTTCCCGTTAACAGTTCTTCTGGGCTGTGTGCCTGTATTCTAGAAGTGCAAAAGTTTTCTAAAAGTTCCACGAAGAGACCCTTCTGGGTCAACTCTTCTGGAACCGATATCCGTGTTGCGTCACTTAGAAGATTATCGACCAGATCCCGCCAATCGTTCTCCTTCATCCGGGCCGGCATCTTGTACATCTGCTCCATGCAAGCCCGTTGAAACTCAACCTGCATCTGTAGCTGTTTGGTAGACAACTCCAGGCGAGCGCCGTCCACGTCCACAAACCAGACAGGCGGCTCAGACTCAACAACTGTCAGACCGCCAACCGGAACGTGCGAGTTAGCATCACCTACTCCGAACTTCCGCGACCGGCAGAGCGACTTGTTACAGTGGCCGTGGATAGGCTCAGACTTGCACGTATAAAAATACTCTTTCTTTTCCAGCTGCTCCTGTATCAGGACAACCTCACGCGCCGGCAGAGGCGGAGTGCAATAATCCTGGTTGTGCTTTTCCAGCAGTTCCTTCCAATCGTTGGGTGACGCTTGCTTGTAGTAAACGCCCACGTTGAGCAGCGTCATATTGCGGCCGCCTTCAGGTATCCCAAACTCTGTTAGCTTCTGTAGGCAAGGAGGACCATCCGGCAACACGCCGTTGTCTCCCCCCAAGGATATGTTGGATAGCTGCTTGGCTGTAATCCGAGCCTTCTCGGCCAGCGTAAGGAAATTCTCCAAGTCCAGAGAATCGCCACCCTTCTTTAAAGCATACCGGGTGGTGTATTTCGCGTTCTGATAAGGAAGGTTAATAAAGTTTCCCACATCGCCGCGTTCCGCCAGCAACTCCTCCTGCTTAGGAAATATCTCGCAGTTTCCCCAACCTAAAACAGATGCAAACTCTGCCAGCCTGTCGCGCATTTCGGATGCTGCAACCTTCTCTGACATAAAAAGATATAGATGTGCGCCGCCAGACTTGGACCGACACAGGACCAAAGGCAGTTTAAACCTCTTGACCTTCGCAAACAGAACCGGAAGGTCTAAGTTGTAGTCGTCTATGTCCAAGGCCCCAAACAGGCACTTGTTAGTCTCATCAATGGGAATAGACCCAACACCAAGGCTCCCGTCCAAGTGCTCTTGAACAAGCTCCACGGTCAAGGGTTCACGGACAATCTCGTACTTTGCCTGTTGTTTGCCGTTCTTTTGACGACCTAAAACGTCTGTCTGTCCATGTGCCCCTTGAGATCCGGTGAACAGATCAAGGAACCTCTGTGCTGAATTTTCCATCAGAATAAACGGGACCCGCTGTTGCGCGGGCCCCTGGTCACTCAGAACGGCACATCGTCAGATGTTATCTCCTGAACAGCCTGAATTATAGGATCGCTAGGCGGAGCAATCCTCAGTTCTCCGGAACTGATAGACGTGTGCAACTCCCGACACTCGGTGTAAGCCTCCATCGATGGAACAGCACCCTCCAGAGCAATGCTCCACGAACCCCACGATCCTTTGTCGTTGCCGTCCTCAACAGACTTGAGGCGATACGTACTGGCAAACGAGGGCATGGTCTTGCCGTTGTGCTTCTGCATCATCATCATAGACAGCCACAACCGGCTCTTCTTGAGTTGTGTCTTCTTCATGTCCACAATTGCATTCTCCAAGGTGCCGTCGTCATGGACGATCTTGATATAATGCTGGGCCGTCCGCACAAGCTCATTGCCGTTGGATAGCAACTCCATGCCGGAATCCTTATCGCGAACGGAGGTAAGGACATCATTTGAGTCGGCCGCCAGTTCTCC